GTTTAGCTACAGGCCAATTAAATCTGTAGTCATCTAAAATCTTATTTCCATTAACATCAGTAGTAGGGATTGTTATTACATGACATTCCTCTATTACTTCTCCAGGTACTATAACTTCAGTAGCAAAAACTCCTAAACCTTTTCCAGGAGATTCTTTAACTTCTACTTTAGTAGCTACCTTTAGTTGCATATTATTTAATTTAGCTCACCGAGAGGGGACTCGAACCCCCGTCTTTTCTGACCTTACTGCTTTTTACGATCGAATTATTATGCACTAAGTTAAGCCAGAACCCTCTACCTACTGAGGTACTCGGCAGTATAGTTATGCTACGTGATCAGCTAATACTTTCTCAACTGCAGCTTTTGCTACTTCGTAATCCACTTCTCCAGTTTCATCCTCATATTGTACGGGATCTTTTCTGCCAAGAGCAATAAAAGCCTCAATCCTCTCAACACTAGAAGCAGACTTATAATCACTATTTCCCGAAGGATAAGGCTTGTAAGAAGTATTTGTTCTTTTATAAACTTCATCAAAATCAATACCTAAAATTTCACATAATTTTTCTCCATCTTTTAAAATACCTAATTTATCTGTATCAAGATAAGGAGTAAAATATCCTACTTTTTCAGCATCCCAGTTACCAATTCTAAAGGCTGCATCATCTGCATCTCTAAATTCTTGACGGCAATCTGGATAAATCGCATGATCACCTGAATGAATTCCTAAAGCAATATCTGTATCGTTTCCATTAGCATTTGCTGCTGATAGAGCAACTGCCTGTGTAATAGAAGCAAATATTTTATTACGATTAGGAACAACAGTAGCTTTCATGTTATCTTCTTCATAATGACCTTCGGGTACATCGTCACCTCCGGTTACTAGAGCAGAGTTAAGTAAACTAGATAAACCTCCAAGGGTAATAATTTCATGTCTAAGTTTTCCTGATAGTTCAGGAGAAGTTTCATGAATATAGTCAATTAAAGATTTAGCTTTTTCTAACTCAACACTATGCTTTTGACCATAATGAAAAGAAATAGCTGTTACTTGATCATACTCTTTAAGAGCACGTAATAATAAAGTTGAGGAGTCCATCCCTCCTGATAAAGACACTACGACATTTTTTGCCATGATAAATAATTAATTAATTTTTGCCAGGTATTATTAAGCGTATAGGCAAACGCTTTTATTTTACATTTTATATATAATCGAACATATGAAAAAAGAGTAGAAAATCCAACCCCTCCTATTAAAAGAGTCCATAAATTTGGATGATAGTGCTCTCCACAAAGCCCGAATGCATGTTTTATAAATTCTGCCATACTATATAACTTTTACTATATTTGTTTTAATTAAATATTCTACATCTGCTCCAGGTTCTTCAAGCTCTATTTTTTCATAAGCTTCTTTTTCTGTAGCCGCATCAATTAGCCATACTTCATGGTTAACTGTTGCTTTCCAATAATATAAATCTAAAGGTATTTTCATTATTCTTCTTCTATTAATTCAGGCCAATCAGAATCTTCTAAAGCTTTATCATGAGATAAGTCAAATTCAACTTCATCCATAACTTCATCTTGAAGATCTCCATCTTCTGATTTCCATTTTTTAATTTGTTCTTCTGTTAATGGTTCTGTTTCTTCCCATCTAATATCTGTGTATATTACTCTTCTTCTTAATTTAGCCATATTATTCTGCTATAAGTTCTGTATTAAAAATTTCTTGAACTTTAAAATATTCATCTAAAAATTCTTTAGTATACAAGAATACATTTCCTTTATAAACAGGAGTTTCAACATATCTTTGTTTAAAAGGTTGTTTTCTAATTTGGGCATAAGCATTTACTTTGTCTCCTAAAACTGTTCCACCAGCTTTTCCTAAATAATCGTAAAGTGATAACATAACTATATTGGTTTTAAATTATTAATTATTCTAAATTTACTTGTATTATGAACAACATTTAAATAATCGAGTTTTGAAAAATCTATATCAAAATAATCATTCATATTTGCTTTTGGTTTTGTATTTAAACCATTATCATTATACCAGGTACCTTCTAAAGCAGCCATTACTGGGTTTGATGTATCAATTGATTCAATTCTTGGGTTATTATCATACCAACCAAATTCCTGAGGTATTGAACAACCTAGCAAATGAAATTTAATATCTTTTAAATGATCTATTTTAAGTAAACCTTGTACAAATCGTACTCTACCTAATGCTTTTCCCATATCTGCGTTAGTGTGTGGGAAAAAATCGTTATACCATGTAGCACCGTAAGATACACATAATTTTTTATATCCTAAATTTGCTAATAAGTTAGCACACAAATAAGCATCATTTTTATCTTTTCCTTGAATTACAGCTGTTAATTTAGTTTTTGGGTATATACCACTAAATTGTCTCCAATATTTTGCTTGTGCCGCTGTTAAATGGCAATCCATCCAAACATCTGGTACTATAAATTCATTTGGTTTTAATTCTTGAATCCAATAACGTAATCTCTCATGGTTATATGCTTCTCCTAATTCATGAAGAGAATTATCCATAATAATATAACGACCTGCTTTTTTAGCATCTTTAAAATATTGTAGATACTCTTCATCTTGATCAAACAAGTGAGGAAGGGCATAATCATAATCATTAAATTCAGGTGATGCTGTTAGTAAACAGCGAGGTACTTCATGTGATACTTTCATTTATATAACTTTTTTTGGTCGTCCTCTACGCTTTAAAGGATAAGGCATATGAACTATTTTATATTTCTCTTCTATAATATAATAAAGGTCTATTAATTCTCCACTACATTTAAAAATTTCTTCGTAAACTTGATCTTTAGTACATCTAAAATTATCAGTAAAACCTTTTATTAATGCCTCTAACTTTTCATTTTCATCACGTTCAAAATCCTCTAATAAACGTTTTCTACGTGAGCGTAATAAAGATGTTTTTTCTACATATTTTTGTAAATCATCTCCACAATCAACAGCAATATCATTCATTTCATGTTCACACCACATAGCTTGAAAACTATAATGTGAATAATCAAAATCACCATTTAATATACGATCCCTAAATAAAGCCCTTTTATCTAAGGGTTTATTAGGGTTATCATACATACGCCACCATCTAAATTGGTTGTATTTTAATTTACGCAATTTAGAAAACTTTTTATCTAATTGCTTTCTTGATAATGAGGGTTTGAATGGTTTTTCCATTATTTAATTTCTATTTTATTAACTGGAATTTTATACGTTGATCTAACTGAAAACAAATTATAATCATATAATGTGATATATTTGCTGGTAACTTTATCAACATTCATTGACCTACCTAATATTTTATTAGCTTCTCGAACAGAATAACTATTACCAAATCTTTCTGATGTTAAGTAACAATTAAATTCATAATCTTTACCATCATAGGTAAAAATAAAACTTTCTCCTTCGTTTAAACTTTTGATTTTTTTACTTAATACTGACATAACCTTTATTTTTATTATCATTTACTTTGTAAATATACGAACCCTAACTCGGGAAGCCAAATTTAATTGCAGGAAACTGTATAATCATTAAAAGTTCCTTCTTCATTTGGTTTTTCATTTGGGAAGTAAAAACAAAACTTTTTAGATTTAGATTTTATTTTTTTATAAAATCCTTTTGGTATTGCAGCCCCACCAGGTACTCTAGGTGGATTTTCATCAAATTCAATTATAATTACAATATCAACAGGACCATCAAAACTAGCTAAACTACGTTCATAAAATTCTAAAGCTTTCCATTCTCCTCTATTTAAACTTTTATGTTGTAAAGCTGAGTTTAAGTAAGAAAAAGTTTTATATACCATTTCTTCTGTACAATTAAATGAAGCAGCAGGGGCCATATGTCCCTTATCCCATACATTATATTTGTAATCATCATTATCTGCAGTATGGATAGAATCATTTTTGTAAAAATTCATTCCCTTTCTAGATGCCTTACCATTAGGACAAAGTACAGTATAAGTAACTTCAGTTGGACTTTCTAAATTTTCATCATAAACAACTCTATAAATTCCAGCATCTATGTTATGAATTTGTGAAAATAGTAGTAAGGGTAATAAAAATAATAAACTAGTAAGTTTTAGTTTGGTCATCATCTTTTGGTAATTGGGATTGTAACTTATCAATTTCGTTTTGTATTTTTCTTTTTCTCCAACCTGAAAAGTTTTTTTTAAGACTGGATTTTAATTGGTCAATTTTATTTTTAGCGTTTTGGATTTCACTTTGATCTATAACTCCATCTTTATTCGTATCTAAAATATTATATTCTTTTTCATAATGGTCTCCATCATTTCCATTTTGACCTATAATTTCCATTCTTCTTTCTGCTGCTTCCCAATCTTTTATTTTTTCAAGATTATCTAAATTTTTAAAAAATTCATCTTGAGTTTTTATTTCTTCAGCATCTTTAACTTCAATATCTTCTATTTTTTCGCCATACAAATTTTCTTTATATTTCTTTTTTGGGTAAGCTTGGGCAAAAGCAAAGTTAGCTGCTATTACAAGAGATATTGCTAAAGGATCAAACACAAATATTATAATAAGTAATAACCAATTTATGATTTTATCCATAGAAGTACCCGTCAAACCCGATAGATACTGTAGTGGTCCTAATTCCCCAGCTACCTCGTTATTATTATCTAATTCTAGTACTTGTAATTGAAACTTCTGAAGGCTATCTGAAGCTATTGTTCGTTTTTCTTGCGCCAACTTACGATTCTCCTCCTCAATATTAATACGATTCTGCGCCATTCTAAGCTCAGTTGTGGAGATTGTTGTTCTAAAGCCTCCAGATACCGTGGTGTCTCGTACTTGGATGGACGAAGCTTTTGCATTAGATAAAGTACTAATATTACTAGATATTCTTTTAATTTCTTCATCATATCGATCTACATCATTTTGGTAAAATTCAATTTTCTTTTGAATAAAACCTTTTTGATTTTCTACTGCTGATAATTTAGAATATGTTTCTTGGTATGCTGCACTTAAAAATCCATAAATACCCATACTAGTAATTAATACTAATATAATAGTTGCTATAGATAAATATGTTCTAAGTGTTTTATTAATTGTATCCCAGTATTGATACAAAAGAGAAGCTGTTACTAATTTAGCAAATTCTAGTGAACCTGCCATTATAATAACTTCTAAACTTGCTCCTGCAAAAAGTTTGCTTAAGCCACTAACTGAATAGAAAGCGGCCGAAGCTGAAACTGACAGGGCAGAAAATCCTATTAGGAATGGGAACATTCCTTGTTTTAATTTCTTAAGCATGGTGATAAATATAGTAAAGAAGAATAACTAAGACAACTTATTCTCTAATTCCTTTATGTTTATCAATAGTATCTAAAATTTTATTTAAAACAGATGTTTTAATAAATCCAGCCATTGATGCATTTTTTACAGTACTTATTAATTGAAATATTACTAGGGGCATAAGCATAGTTTCACTTAACCAACCAGCTCCAGGAATACTTTTTTCTATAACTAATATTAGAGTTAACATAATGACCCAAAAAATTAAAGTTTTTAAAATCTTAATTGCTTTATAAGTTTTAAATCCTTCTCTTTTAATTCCAGCAATTATACCAAAAAACCCATCAGCAAATACTAAAGTAGTAATAGCTAAATATTGTTCTGCATTTTGCATTGTAAGTTCCATAAAGTAGGAACATATAAATCCTATTGACATACTTGAAGTTAATATTGCTAATTTAAAGGTTTTCATTTTATATTATATCTTTACTTTCTAATAATGTATAAGTAAATGAGTTACCCCATATTTCTCTAGCTGTTTGACATATATCTAAAAATTGATGCCAATCATCATTATCAGCTATTACTTGGCAACCAGCAGACCATTTGTCTACTCTTATAGATTTTCCACCTTTACGTCCTGTGGCTCTATGAATATTGATTCCGAAGATTCCTTCATCAACATTTTCTTCTAATAAATCATACTTACCATCTCTATTATTATCTCTATAAACTTTTACAGGTGATTTTTGTCCTAAAGCTAAGTATTTACCTTGATGAAGTCTGAGTTTATGTGAACCTCTGTATTGTCCTGGTTTTAAAATAGCCACACCTTTTTTGTTTAATAAGTTTTGTTCCCAATGAGACCCTGGGTCAGTTGTTGCTTGGTAACAATGGAATTTCCACTTACCATCTTCTTTATATGATATAGTAACACAATCATCAAATGCATTTGTTACTTTTCCATTAGTTTCAGAATTTCTAACTCCGATTATATTTACATCAAAGTCACCTCCAGTAAAGTATTTATATCCTTTACTTTCCATTGTGGCTTGAATTTGTTCTCTTGTATAACAGCTCATATTATTTTTTATTACCAGTTTCTAGGGTCTAATTTCTTTTTAGTTTTCTTTTTAGCTTTATTTAAAGCATCTGCTGCCTCTTTTAATCTTAAAGCTTCTGCTGCGTTATCTGCCTGCTTTTGTAATTCTGCAGCTGCGGCATCTTTTTGTCTTTGCAATTCTGCTGCTGCTTCTTCTAATTTTCTTTGAGCTGCTTCAGCTTCTTTAGTTTTAAGTAACGCTGCTGCTGCATCAATTGCTTTATTGTTTGTTTCTACAATCGCATCATACGCTGGGTCTACATCAACTGTAACAGTTCCTTCAGTCTTTATACCTACAATAAGTGCTAAGTTTACTGAACCACCTATTGTAATTGGTTTACTATCCTTGTTCCAATCTGGTACTTGATAGCCACCGCCGATAGTTCCACCAACTTGTGCTCCTGCGGATACTGATGTGTTATTAGTTGCGGCAACTCCTAATGCTTCGTTTGTGTAGTATGTTTTTGTACCAGCACCTGCTTTAGCTCCAGCTATTGCACCACCTTCGAACCAACATCCATCTGTACCTACATTAGCTTCACCACCTGCCCAAGCATAAAGTTCTGCATATGCATATAATTCAACACCTGCGGCATTATCTCCATTCTGTATCTCTGCTTTCAAAGCAACTTCAGCTCTTAATTTTGCTTCCGCTACTGCTTCTATATATAGATTACCATCTCGGTAACCAACGCCATATTTTGCGGATGCATTAGCTTCTGCTTTCATTAAGGCTTCACCTCTTAGAACAGTACCGTTTGGGTCTGTCCACTCACCTTGAGCGTTTACATATATACCAGCACCGGCTCTATACTCTCCGTTTAGACTAGTATCTGTATTATCCGTTCCACCCTCAGCGTTAGCGTTAGCACCTGCGTTTAAACTTGGTTTGTAAGGTTGTGTTGTATTTTCACCGTTTGCCATACTTTAATTATCTTGTAGTGAATGTGTGTAAAACAAATAAAACCATTTATTCTTTTTTTCCACCAAATATTTTACCAGCTTCTGCTATTCCAAAAGCTCCTAGGGTAATGAATAAAAAAGAATCATAGATAAATTCATTAATTACTAAATCTTTACCTATATATCCTGTTACTAAATCTGCTACGGCAAATACTACCATTACAGCAAAAGATAAAAAACCAACTACTGATTTTTCGTTGATGTTATTATCATCATCAAATAAATTTTTTAGGGCCATCCAATTACGTTTTAAATAATTTAACATAGATAACAATTTAGTGAAACTTAATTTTAATCAATTATAAATATTGACTAAAAGGCGCTCATTATGAGCTCATCAATATAATCTTGTACATCTTCTCTAGTTGCAGCCATTTTAAAACTAATGTCTGCTTGAAATCTTTCTGCCTCTTCTCCATCTTGAAAAACAATTATAGTAGGTACAACTACTACTTTATATTTTGAGGCTAAAGATGGGTCAGCTCCTATATCAAATCTTTCTAACTTACAATCAGATAATTTACTTACCCATTCTATGTCATTTGCTTTATTCCATCCTGCATTAAAATATTTTACTTCAATTTGACAAAATAAAGGAAATGATATTAAAAACAATAAAGTACTTAATATAAATTTTTTCATGTTAATTATTTTAATTCATCAATCTTTTCTTCAATACGTTTCATGTCTTCCTTAAGTTCTTTCACATCATCTTGAGTAGTCATGATAGTTTGTCGAATCAATTGATCTTTCATATCGTATTCCATTCTTGTAACATCAGGTGGGGGAGCAACGGGTAATTCTTTTGCTTCTTCTATGTCTGCTTGTAATGCAAACCACATCCCTACAACTGTAGCTATACCAAATGCAATAGCACCTAGTGTTTGTATACTAACAGTAAAGCTTGTACTTTCGCTTAGTTCTTTTGCTTCTTTTGCCATTTTTTAAAATATAATATAATTTACACCCATTGAAAAGTTATGCCAGTTTCTATTCCAGTATTGGTTATAAGTACCTTCAGCAAACAATCCTAATGATTTTGTTAATTTGTATCCGAAGATTAATCCTCCAGAATAATCTATCCATTGTCCTCCATTATAATTATGGAAGGAAAACTCATCTCCAGTTTTTACATGAAATGGCATTATGTTACCCCATGCATGTAACCAGAAATCTTTGCTGTATTTATAGTAATCAAATCCAGCGATAAGAGAGTATTCTAGTCTTAAAGGAGCTGCGTCTTGTTTTCTTTCTACATACTCAACTAATACTTGAGGTATAATTACTTCTTCCCAAACTTCTGTGCTTGTAGCAACTACCTCACCTCTTGGATTATAATAAGTTTCTCCTCCAGTTCCATCAAACTCTACAGTATATCCTTCCTGTATAGCAAGCCATGTATAATGTAAGTTGCCGTTACTCAGTAACCATTCCTGTAATGGATCGTACCCGTATGGTTGAGCAAGTCTTTGAGCTGCTCCTATATTAAAAGATAATTCTTTAGTTAAATTATATCTGTATCTCTGAGATGCTTGAAAGTATTCTATATCGATAAATCCTCCTACTAAGTACTCTACTTTAGCTACCCAATCATCAGCTACATATCTTAAGAAGTGATGCTGGTCTAAATACTCTACACCTTGAATTCTTCTTAAATCTCCTTCGAATAAAAATTCAAATCCTTTAATTCTACCTAATGTAGCATTATCAGAATAAGATTCTTCTGTACCATTATAAAATACATTTTCTCTATTTTCATACTGAAATCTAGCTATTTTTCTAATTCCTAATGACAAAGAATAATCAAAAGGTGTTTCTATTACTCCCGGTATTAAAGCACCTGTATTTACTGAGTATGTATTTTTATCTGCTAATGAAGTTCCTCCATTAATTGCAGCAAATATAGTTGAGAATTTAAGAGTTTTCTTTAATTCTTTCTTAAATTTAGATTCAGAGTCTTGACTAAAACCTAAAAATGGTATTACTAAAAGTAGTATTAATATTTTTTTCATTTTATTCTTTAATTATTCTTTTATTATATACTTTATCTCCATT